GCTAGCAACCAGTCCACCCACATTCAATCTTATTTATTCAAGGTGAAAGCCGAGAATAAAAGGGAAAGAATGACCATGCCATCTTGACCTTGCGGTCCGGGAGGGCAATCCGATTAGTTTTGTCTGATAGTAATCTCGCTAACAAACGAGGGTAACCATCGGACAACCAGTCTCTTTGGAGATAATACTCCGAAGGAACTCTGACTTCCATTCTCTGAAGGTCTCTATTCCATCGAGTGGGCAATGAACTATCAAGTTCACTATACCATCCGAGAAGGAAAGGAAAACTATCAGATGCAAGTTTAGATCGTGAGAAATAGGACTCTCTTTTATCATCAGAAGTGATGACATCAGATAATCCCGAAAATCTCTCATGATTTGACAAGCGCTCCGCGACTCCGCTTCCACCCACACCTCCAAATGCCGAAAGGCGCTCGGAGATGGAAAAGAAGCAGGGTAGCGATCCAATGGAAATGGTTGCACAAGGGTAGATTTCTCTAGCCCATTTTGCGACCAAGTCAGCAGAACAGTGTAGGCCTCGTAGGAAAAATTTCCTTTGAAGTTCACACAATACTGGGTAGTTTCCGAACTTATTACTGACTTCATAATGATATCTCCTGTTGCGAATAATCGTGACATCAATATCATTAATCCATTCCGTGCCACAAGACTCCTTGAAGGGTGTGAGATAACAAGTCTTAGACTTATTAATCTCACAACCGACAGAAGTTAGTGTCCCGGAAAGGGGTAAGAAAGCTTCCTCAGGAACGATAATATCGTCCCCGAAGACAGCAATCTCACCGGCCAACTCACCTACAAAACTGCGCCACGAAGAAGAAGACTTCTTCGCTTGATGCGCAGCCTGATGTCTAACTAGCATTAACGACGCCATTGTAAGCGCCCAAAATACTAGAGTCTCGACAGGAAAGCATGTCGCTGATCCCATCGGGGCAAATGCCGTAATCTTAATCAGTCTACTTGCATAACGCATGTAGTCTGATCGTGTCGCTAAAAGCTGTCTCCGAAGTAGAGGGACCTTTGCAAAAAGGAACCATACAAGGGGGACGGAAACCGTATCTGATGCATTAGATAAATCTAATGTAACAAGATTACGTTGACACGCCTCTTGGGCCATCTTTTGATTAAGGGTTTGATCCCTCAATTGAATAGAACGGCTTAGAACGGG